TTTCGATTCCGTCGGGCCTTGTATATGTACCCGCGAGCCACTCCCGCATCTGTTCTTCCGTGTCAAATACGATCGCCGTACGAGTACCGGTAATACCGTCTTCGATGCTCTGCAACCTTGCCTTCAGATCGGTTTGATTGTCCAGATTGCCGGTTATGGTTCCCCAGACCGGATTGCCGGGGTTGGTTCCGCCGGTCCCCCCCGGCGACTTAAAATTTGCGTTAAGTTCGTTGATAGCTTCCACCGCGCCATCCGCGGATGTAAATATTTCACCGTTGACGGTGAGTTTTGATAAATCGGTTACGAATATTACCCTGTTTATGTCAGGCGATTTTATTAATAATGAATTATCCGATTGTTCAACCGCTCTAAACGAGGGAGGAAAAGTAAACACTTCACCGCTTTCGATTATTTTAATCGAAACTTTTCCGTCAATGCTATTGATTTGAATTGTTTCCATATTTATGTTTTTTAGTTTCCTATGATTTTTATTCTTAATCTGTTTTTTGCTTTACCGATTTTGAATTTCGGAATGTTTTTTGAATTTTCCTTCAGGTAATCAATGCAATCGGATCGGTAACCGTCGGCCACCGACAGGGCGTCTTTTTCGGCCGCCAGTTTGATGTTTAAAGACGGTCGGGAGGAATAATCTTCGTCTTTGTTTACGAATCCGAAACGGGTTACGTTGTCGTCGTTGTTTTTTACGAGTTTCGCATATACGTAATATTCCAGCGCCGAGCGCAATCCTTTGAATGTTTTTTTTCCCGTTGTTCCGCACCGGGTTTGTTCGTAAATTCCGCCGTCCAAAAGCGTTTCGTAAGCAACGGGGAATTGCGATTTGTCGGATGCGTCAACGTATTCGAGCAGGTCAATGAACAGTTCATCGCCGATAACGGGCTTTATGTTCAATTGCTCGGCTTCGTCAATGTATATTTCAATCCTGCCGTCGTCCAAATGGGCGCTGACGGGACGGGTATTCTTTTTTATGTTATCGGGGGTTGTTAAGTGTGCCATCGGAAGAAATGAATTTTAGGGGTTGAACGGTGAAATCCATAGACGGATTGGGTATTTCGTACCAATGTTTGAAAATTTTGTCGAATGCGCGTTCTATCATCCGTCGTTCTTTGCTCGTGACGGTCGAATAGTATTCGTAGGCGTCGGTAAGTATTTCGGATGAGAACCCGATGGAGCCGTTGAGAATCCGGTACCAGATTTCCTGATTGAAGGCGGCGTAGATTTTTTGGGATGCTTTTTCGGTGGTTACGGTATAGTCTTTATCGTAGTTGTTTCCCTGAAGGTCGAGGACTTTCGGCATTTCTTCGTCGTATTCGATTTCGAAATGGAGTATTTTACCGGTGTTGACATCTCCCTGCATCAGGGATAATGCGTCGGAAATGCTTGTGTCTTCGGGTTGATAACCGTTTTCCCGTTCGTCTTCCGCTTTGGGAACGTCTTGTCCTTTTTTTGTGACGAGGGCTTTTGAGGGGAGAAAGTTGTTTCGCGTGTTGCGGTTGGCGATGTTCCCCAATCCTTCTTCGGTACTCATTTGCGAGACGACCGAATCGTGAACGGGTTTCGGATAGGTTTGCGTACCGGCTTCGGATATCCAAAGGATTTGTCCTTTGTAGTATTCGATTCCTCCGGCGGTTTCGATTTGAGCGAAAACGACTTCTTTTTGCGGGTTGAATACGTCTATGAAGTCAATGTTTTCTTTGCTTACGCGGAGCGGTTTGCCGTTTCTTTTCGTTCTTCCCGTCCAGTCGGGATGTACGGCGATTCGGCTTACGTAACCTTCATCGTCGGTATCGGCGAGACGGCAGTTTTCAAAGGGGATGTGACTCGCTTCGACAATATCGCCCGACAGGTTGTAGTTTACATGAATTGCGAATCCGCGAAAGTTTGCGACGTCAAATGAGAATTGTTGAACCATGTCGTCCGAAGTTTCGCCGAGTTTGTTGAGCGTGACTTCCGAGAAACCGAGCGCTTTGAAACCGTTGCCTTGAACGAAGGAAACGTATCGGTCCATACAGGTTGAAGCGGATTCGCTCGCCGCGACCAATTCGAGCAGTTCCTGCGGATACAGGTTGTTATGTCCCCAAGCCTGAATGCCGAGGTTTGATATTAACGGCGTTTCGAACCGTTTTTCGGATTTTTTTATGTTTTTGACGTTCATTTCAGGGAGGATGATTCGATGATTATTTTTTATCCGAATCGGGCGCTTGAATCGGTTCGTTTTTTTTCGTTTTTTTGCCGCTTTTTAAAGGGTCGGCTTTCGAGCGCCGGTCGGTTGTTTTAACGTCCGTGTCGCCTGCGATTCGTTTTTCCCAATCTTCCGGATACGCTTGAAATTGCACGATCGCTTTCGGATTTTCCCGCAAAAACTTTTCGGCCGCGTCGTCGGTCAGATTGAAATTGTTGTAAATATTCATGTTTCCGGGCAGCATTATGATAACTCCCGCCTTTAACATATAATTCGATTTTTTTTCCATGATTTCGTTTTTTTGTAAATACGCGTACATTTGAATTACGGCGTCTTTGTAGCAGTCGCCGCAACCGGTTCTCGTAAACGGGCGTCGAAATACCGTTACGTATGAACTTTCGATCAATGATTTATCGGAAAGTGAAAGGCCGTTCAGCCGACCTTTCATTTCCGATAATTCACGTAATATTTCCTCTTTTTTTGTCATGAAGTTTAACTCAACAACGTTTGAATTTGTTGCTGCGTTGTTGCATAATCCGAGTTATAGAGGAACAATCCCGATTTCGGGGATTTGGTTTCTTTTAAGAGAACGTTCCAACCGCCTTCGGTATCTTCGCTGTATTTGTTGTTTTCCAACGTTTCGGCTTTCAATCCCTGATAGTATCCCGCAATCTGAAACGCGGAATCGCCCGGAGTTGCGGTCTTGTTGATGTTTTTGAATTTGTTTTCGTAGATGATGACAAATTCGCCGTTGGCCAAGGGGTCAATCACGTTTTCGCAAACGTCGGGGTCGTTGTCCAAGATAACGAATCCGACGTCGTTGGTGAAGGTGCTTCGGTTCGTCCCGGCTTCCATCGTGGTTGTCGTGTTGTTGAACGGGGTCGGCCCCGGTACGTAAATCGAATACGCCTTTGCGCCCGATTTTAACGGTAATACCTTAATTACGTTTTTGCGGTCAGCGTCAAAAACGACGTTGGGAAAATCAATGTCCCGGCGGTTGACGATAACCCCGTTTGCTTCGATACCCCCGACTATCAAATCATCGCAATTCTTTTCGATGTTTTGTTTGATTAAATCTTCGCATAATCCTGCCATATTTGTAATTTTTAATAATTAATAAGCAAACATAATTAAATCGTCTTCCCACGTTAAAGTGCCGACTTTGTCGCGGGCCAGCATTTTGTTGTCCTGATCGTCGTCGGAAAACCAGACTTTCAGTTCGGCGAGCATGTCGTTGGAGTTAACGCCTCCTTTTAAGGTTGATTTGCTTGCAAATACCACCCTGTGGGGCTTGTTCCACGACGTACCGTTGTCTTCGAACGTTTGTATCATTTCGTCCCAGATGGGAAGCGAAAGAACGGTTTGTCCGTTATACTGCGTGGCGTAAACAAAACCGTCGAAGAGGCTTTTCCATTGCAGTTCGCTGCCTTTGTTGTTTCTTTTGATGTCTCCGGAAAGCGCGTCGGCGAGGGTTTGAGTTACGAGCATGATTTTGTCGGATTTTTGACGCAATCTCATATCCGCATTGTAAATGAGGTCGTCGAAGATTTGCGTGGCGACGCCGTCGGTCCAGATTTGCGATTTTTGCGTTGCATAGCTTGAAGCGGCATTGGCGGCGATGGTGACCCGTTGTAAAGGATTGGCAATCGTTATGTCGAACAGGCGTTTGAACAGTCCGTCGCAAATTTTAAATAAATCCGGATTGACTCCTTCCGTGATGAGTCCTCCGTTCGAGATGTTATCGGCGGCTTTGTCTCCGAACCAAAAGAGACGCCAGATCATTTTTTCCATTGCTTTGGAGAGCAACGGTTCGACGATAACGTCCA